CCGTCATCAGCAATCAGTGCGGCGTTAGATAAAAATACAACAGGTACGATAGTTGGACAATTATCTACACTTGCCGCAAATGGTCCGGCCGCAGCCGCAGTTAAATTGGGAGCAGGTATAGTACAAACAGCGCAAGGTGCAGTTGCATCAGTGGGTGCTATGGCACAAAGTGCGGCACAAATGGAAGCAGGTGGAGTAATTAAACCGGGTGCGGCAGCATTGGTTGATAATTTAGTACAAGGTGGAAAGACAATTCAACAAGCATTAACTTCTAATTTGTTTACGGGTAAAGATGGTGCATCAACCTTAACTAGTTATATCAACAACACGGTAGCACAAGTAGCTACACAAGTTACTACATTACAACAAGCACAAACTACATTAACCCAAACAGGGTTAATTACTGGTAAAGAATCAGGTACAGCAATTGCAGGTTTAGTAATGTCTACCGCAACTGCCGGTATACAAAATACTGTTAATTTAGCTAGCAGTGCAGCCGGTGCACTAACAGGAGCAGTGAACGGGGCAGTATCAAATATAACAGGTGCGGCCACTGGTGCATTGAATAATGTATTGGGTTCAGCTAGTAGTTTAGTATCAGCTGGTAATTTTGCTGGTAACTTAGCAAGTACGGTAACAGGTGGTTTAAGTAGTATTGCAGGATCATTAGGTGGAATGACTAAAGGCGCTATTCCTGGTCTATCAGGCTTATTAGATAGTGCTAAGGGTGTTGCCGGTAGTGCATTTTCTGCAATCAGTGGTGCATTGCCAACATTAACAGCAGGTGTACCGCAGAACATTAAAGATATAACAGAGAAGGCGCAAGCGGCCGCACAAGCCCCGTCAGCAGGAGGCATAGCAGATGCATTAAGTTCTGCAACCGGAGCATTAAGTTCTGTTACTGGAGGTTTAACTGGTGCATTAAGTTCTGCTACTAGTGGTTTAACTGGTGCATTAAGTTCTGCTACTGGCGCATTAAGTTCTGCTACTGGCGCACTTAGTGCTGTTACTAGTTCTATATCAGGAGTAACAAAAGGTATTACAGCTAACCTATCTACTGGATTAGGAGCACTGCCAGGAGGTGCTAGTGTAGTTGCTTCTGTAGTTAATAATGCAGTTGGTGCTATTAAGAGTGTTCCGGGAGTTGGCGCAGTAACAGGTTTAATTGGGCAAGCATCTGCAATTACAAGCGGTATAGCTGGACTAGCATCTGCTAATCCATTAGCATCTTCGGGTGCATTAAATGCAATTACAGGAGCAGCCGGGGCATTGACAAAAGGATTAGATGATTTAAAGAGTGGAAAACTTACATTAGCGTCATTAGCTTCAGCAGGCTTACCAGCCGGCGCAGCCGCACAGTTAAATGCCGCTATTAGTGCAATGAGTTCTGGTGGCGCGGTGCAAATCAAACTACCTACTGTGGCTATTAATACTACAGATAGGGGTGAGCTAGCACAATCAATAACATCATTATTGGGTAACTCAAAAATACCAGCACCAAACTTTGCTGGTATAAGTGAAGATACATATAAATCGGAAATGGCTAAACTTGATGCAAAAAAAGAAAAGTTTAAAGAATTTGATGTTAGATTTGATGCTGTAATTGCGGAATCTAAAACTGTCAAAGCACAGTTCAATGCGGCAGTAGACGCACACGAAGAGGCAATGAATACTTTACCTGCAGGTGATCCAGGAATTGATGCGGCACTTCAAAAAGCTAAAGCACTACGACTACAATTAACCGAGCTTCAAATAAAGGGGTATGACATTTTAAGTGAACGCAACAAATTATCATTAAGTTAAATATAAATATACTATAGGACAACAACATGCCAACTTATGTAGGTTTCAGTACAATTAATGCTAATAAGCCCAGATCAACTAATTTACCAGCGGGTATTGCGGGCGGTGTAGGTTCTGTTGTACAACCAGTTATCCCTGGCAAAAAGTACAGATTAGTTGACCAATCTCTAGTCATACAAGATTTTATCAATGCATTGAATATTCAACAAGGACAAAAAGTAGGGAATCCAGGATATGGAACCACTCTTTGGAGTTTTGTATTTGAACCAAATACATTTGATGTTCAGAACAAATTAGAGACAGAAATCAGACGAGTTGCTAATCAGGATCCAAGAATGATAGTTAATACTGTTAGCGCATATCCTCAAGAAAACGGTATATTAATTGAAGTAGAACTAGCTGTTGCACCTTTTAATAATGCAGAAATTTTGAGTGTTTTCTTCAATAATGGTACTAATACCGCAGTAATTCAATAATCTTCCAAAAGTGGGGTTTTCATTTAAGATAAATACTTAAAAGAGAATACCACTATGGCAACCAGCTCACGACAATCAGCATTATTCGGCGTCAACGATTGGAAGGCAATCTATCAAACCTTCCGTGAAGCCGATTTTCGTTCATATGACTATGAAACATTACGTAAAAGTTTCATTGATTATCTACGTGTTTACTACCCAGAAACCTTTAACGACTACATTGAATCAAGTGAATTCATTGCATTAATGGACGTTATGGCGTTTATGGGACAGGGTTTAGCTTTCCGTAGCGACTTAAACGCACGTGAAAACTTTATTGATACGGCTGAACGTAGAGATAGCGTTGTTAAATTAGCCAACTTAGTCAGCTATACACCTAAACGTAATCTAGCTGGTCAAGGCTATATCAAAGTAACTAGTATTCAGACAACTGAAAACATTACTGATTTGAATGGGTTCAACTTAAGCAATCAAACAGTATTATGGAATGATCCTGCAAATATCAATTGGCTAGAACAATTCAATACAATTATCAATGCTACCTTGGTTAATACACAACGTATAGGCCGCCCAGGTAATAGTGCTCAAATCTCAGGCATTAAGACTGATGAATATGCGATTAACATTCCACAAGCTACATTACCAATAGTACCTTTTACCGCGGTTGTAGATAATCAAGCAATGAATTTTGAATTAGTTAGTTCAACCACATTAAATGAAGATTATGTTTACGAGATTCCACCTGCACCTAGTGGCAGAATGAATATGGCTTATCGTAATGATAAATTAGGTTACGGTAGTCCAAATACAGGTTTCTTCTTTTATTTTAAGCAAGGAACATTACAGAATTTTGATTTTAATTTGGCACAACAAATTAGTAATCAAGTGGTTGATATTGATATTCAAGGTATCAACAATACAGATACCTGGTTGTATCAATTAAGTACAGATAATAGTAATACGGTTAATAGCACTATATGGAGACAGGTAGAGAATGTTTATGCCGATGCCTATCTACAGACTGAGAATAGTGTTCGTAGAATATTTTCTGTTGGATCTAGATTTAATGACCAAGTTAGTTATGTTTTTGGTGATGGAGTATTTTCCGAGATTCCAGTTGGAACATTTAGAGCATATGTACGTGCAGGTAATGCATTAACATATACAATAGATCCAACTGAAATGCAGAATCTATCAGTATCAATAAACTATATTAGTAGAGTAGGACGAACAGAAACACTTACATTAGGATTAGAATTACAGACACCAGTGTCAAATGCACAGGCAAGAGAAACATTAGCAAATATTAAACAACGTGCCCCTGCTCGCTACTACACCCAGAATAGAATGGTTAATGGTGAAGATTATAACAATTTCCCATATACATTATACAGTTCTATTATTAAAAGCAAAGCTATTAACCGTAGTTCTGTTGGTGTATCAAAAAGTTTAGATTTGTTAGATCCTACCGGAAAATACTCCAGTACTAATAGTTTTGCAAACGATGGTGGTATATATCAAAATAGTACAAATGGTAATACATTATTAACTATCAATACATCGGGTGATATTATTACTTTCTTAACTGATACGTTGGGAGTATTACTAGCAGAAAATCGTGCAAGACAATATTACATTCAAAATTATACACGTTATCCTGTTGATGCCGCATCAGGCGACGGCCAAGTATATTGGGAAGAACAAACAGTTGATGCTAATAGTATAACTGGTTATTTCTATAATATAATTGGCAGTGCAAATACTCCTATACCAGTTGGAACATATTCTAGCTATAATATGAAATATACTACTAAGGGTGCAATGATGAAATTTGTAGCACCAAGTGGATATTACTTTAGTGATACTAATCGTTTAGTTGCTGGCATTGCAAGCCCATCTGATAAATCTTATATATGGACTACAGTATTAAATGTAGTAGGTGATGGATATAATAATGGTGAAGGTGCATTCAGTAATGGTTTAGGTCCTATAACATTAAATGGATATGTACCCCAAGGTGCTATAGTATCTACTATACTGCCAGCATTTGATAACTCATTGCCTAATATAGTAATACAAGAATGTATTGTTAGAATGGAACTTAATCAAAGCTTTAGTTTGATTTTTAATAATAGTTTAACTATAGCACAAGATCGTTGGAGTATTGGAGCATATAATGCAAGTAATTATTTTGTAAACTTTAACAGTTTAGGTAATAATCGTTACAGTATATCATATCGTTCATTGGCATACTATTTTGGTAGTGTAGCAGATACTCGCTTTACATATGAAACTGGTAAATTAGTATATGATCCTTTTAGTGGAAAAATATTACAAGACTTTGTTAAAGTATTAGCAACTAATACTCAACCTAGTAGTAATTACCCATTGGCTACACCTGTACAAACAAGTATTATTGGTCAGACCGTAGAGAGTGACGGTTATGTAAATGATTTCCAAGTTGAAATAGCTAGTATAGATGTAAATGATAGAACCATTGTAAGTAACCCAGACTTTTTTACTGAAGTTACTGGTTATGTAAATGGTAATACCAATATTGGTATATATGCATTCTTTGTATTACTACAAGATGCGGTTAACCTTTCACGTAAACAATTAATACCTTCAAGTGATGTTGTTTATCAATATGCCACAAAAACTCAGATTGAAGTAGTTAAATATGAATATCCTGAAGGTCAGTTATTCTATGCATATACAGATAATACATTCTATATTACAGTACAGGATCAAACTGTAAATACTCCTTACTATATTGTAACAGAACAACCGCAATATAGTATGCAACCCGGACGTCAAGGATTACAATTTCAATATCGTCATAATAGCAATAATACTACACGCATTGATCCTGCTACCACAAATATTATTGATTTGTATGTAGTAACTCAAGCTTATTATACTGCATATCAAAATTGGTTGCAAGATACAACAGGCACAGTTCCTGAACCAGATAGACCAACTATTAATGAATTGTCACAAGCATATGGATCATTAAATGATTATAAGATGTTGAGTGATAGTGTTATACTTAATAGCGTAGTGTTTTTACCGTTGTTTGGACCTAAAGCACCTATCCAATTACGAGGTACAGTTAAAGTTATTAAAGCAAGTAATACAAATGCAAGTGATAGTGAAATTCGTAGTGCAGTTCTCTCCGCTATGAATACTTATTTTAGTATTAACAATTGGACGTTTGGAGACACATTCTATTTCAGTGAATTAAGTGCATATTTACATGCACAAGTGGGTGATTTAATTAGTTCTGCTGTATTAGTTCCAAATGATCCAACTATGAGTTTTGGTGATTTGTATGAAATCAAAGCGGCACCGTATGAAATATTTGCTAACGGAGCAACAGCTAATGATGTTGTTGTGATAGCGGCACTTACTCCAGCTCAATTACAGATAGCATAAGTACTATATAACCATAGAGAGAAACGATGGCAACAAGAATAAGAACATTAAATTTTCTACCTGAAATATTTAAAACAACAACTAACAGTCAATTTTTAAATGCTACTTTAGATCAAATAGTAGACCAGCCTAATACTAAAAAAATTGAGGGTTATATCGGTAGTAGATTTGGTTACGGAGTTAATGCTAAAAATTATTATGTTACAGAACCTACAAAAGTTAGGACTGATTATCAACTTGATCCGGGTGTAACATTTCTTAAGAAAGATACAAGTACAGCACAAGATTTTATAAGTTATCCAGGTATCATTGATGGCTTAGAATTAGAAGGTGGTGTAGTTGGCGATAACAACAGACTGTTTACTAGCCAATTTTATTCTTGGGATAGTTTTACTAACCTAGATAAAATTATTAATTTCAATCAATATTATTGGATTCCTGATGGTCCTGAAGCAGTAACAGTTAGTACAGAAACTGTATATAATGCAACTGATTATATTGTTACAAGTCTTCCAAATGGATATCTTGTAACTGCTGACGGTGCGGGTCAAGGATCTATCAACCCATCACTTACTTTATTACGCGGTGGAACATATCGTTTCAGTGTTAATCAAGATAGCCAATTTTGGATTCAAGGAGCACCTGGCACTAGCGGAGCAGACCCAACTCAACCCAATGTTTCAACAAGAGATATATTAGGTGTCTCTAATAATGGGGCAGAAGTTGGAGTTGTAGAATTTACAGTGCCTTATAAAAATGCACAAGATCAATATAATTTCCCAGGAAATAATCGAGTAGATGTAGTTACAACTTTACCGTATGATAGTGTTAACGGTGTATTAGTTAGTGAATTGACAAATGGTATAGATGGGATTACCTCACTTGAGGGACTTACTTTAATGTTCTATAATAATGGTAACATTTCTATTATAGAATCCGGCGATTTTATTATAGGTAATACATATAAAATTAATACTCTTGGCACTACCAATTTCACCCTAATTGGAGCAACAACTAATACAGTAGGAGAATCTTTTATTGCTACTGGAGTGGGGACTGGCAATGGAACTGCAATTGCATTAACTGGATATGTTTCAAAATTTTATGATAGTACTTTATATGATGAAGAAACTAGTGCATCA